GGAAAGATAGTTTGTTTATTAAGATCAACCTGAAAGATATCTCCTTGCGTTACCGTGTTTACGATCTCGTCATTGTCAAAATGTATCTTTAGTTTGTTTAGTATGTCGTAGAATCCTATCATCGTTTTAAATTGCGTTCAAATTGTCTTCTTTCAATGTCTGTTTTTTGCTTTTCAAAGACGAGATAGGTGAGACATTTAGTAAGTTTGTAATTGGTAACTTCATCGAATCTTGTAATGTCTCCTTGAGCGATTGCATATATTGATTGATACCATCCCCATCGTTTTGCAAATTGAGCTGTTTCTGAAAAGTCGTTGTAAGATTCTTGTTCTTCTTCATCTCGTTCTCCAAATAACTCAGGGTAGCCTGCAGTAACTCGTTTCCTAAATTCCAAAAAAAAACACTAGATGCTATAACTACATCCAGAGGTGCAAACTTCATTAACTCCTGAAAGTCTTTGTTTGGCTCATAGGGTAGAACATCGTATTTATCTTTTCGTGTTTTGATAATCGGTCTGTACATTACTGCCATTGCTTTATGGTAGCTTTCCCAATTTGTAAGATGCGATTCAAGATCAACGTATTCCCCAAAACTTATCTGCTCTAATTCTGGAATAAATCCAAACTCTAGCTCGCCTTCTTCTGATGTAATTTTAAACCTGTTTTGAAACTTAGGTTTCTCAGAGAATAGCTTTGTGAAGTGCGCTATTAGCTCATTTAAGCTCGTTAGCTTCATTTTAACTACGTCCTTTAAAGATATACCACAAAAGATTTCAATCATCTTCTGAGCGACAAATTCCTCATCGTTTGAATCTGCCTGAACTTTTAGGAAGTCTTGGTAATGTTTAAGTGGAATTTCACTTAGGCTTGAAGGTACGTTAATTTCTAACTTCATAATTTTAAAACGATTTAATTTTTGTTTTGTTGCACTACGATAATGTCATATGCTGCGGTTAACATTTGGAAGTGTCTCCTGATCATCATAACGTCATCGAATACTATTGTAATCCGTTTTCCTGTCTTCTGATAGATGTAGTCTTCAACTACTCTTTTCATCATTGGCAAATCATCTGATGTTGTATTGTCCATAGTTCTTTTTTAAACCTAGTGTTTCCATCTCGTGATATCTTAATGCGTCTATAGCGTGGTTGTAATGATCAATAGGTACGTTTGTTTTCTCTCCGTCTTTCTTTACGCTCCAACAATAACTTCTAAGCTCTTTGATTAGGTTTGTACTCGCACTGGTAACTAAGTAGTCTTGTCTTTGCATTACGTCAATTCCAAACTTAATTGAGTCAACTCCTTTTGTTACTCCTTTGATCATCTTTCCGAATCTCCTGATTTCTTCGATTGATTTCGGCTCTGAACTATCTGCGTAAATTGTTACACTATTCGGTAGCACTTTGGCAATGTCAGAGTTTACCATTCCTGTACGGTAACATATCTCGTTGATTATTCTTTGTCCGTTGTAGTTGTATATCTCTATTGCTGAGGTAGGGTCGTTCGTGTATCCAAAGTCAAGTCCTATTCCTATCAACTTTGCTTCAGCAGGTATCGTGTCAATAGTTTTCCAATTGTTAAAGATTACCCCCTCTAAACTTCCGATTTCACCTAGTCCGTAAACTCTCCACCAATTAGCCCAATAAGAACTCGTAGATGCTTTCTCACGATTCTTTTCGATTTGGCTTACAATTGATTCATCTAATGCTTCGTTGTCCTTGTACGTTAAGATTATGAAGTCTGAGTCAGGTTCGTCTTTTAGTTCTTTATGTACCCAAAACTCATTTGCAGGATTAAAGTCTAAGAATACTTCTTTTTTTGTACGAATGGAAAGCTCGTTGTAAGATTCGAAGGTTACGTTGTTACACTCGTTGATGTATAAGATGTCACGTCTTGCTCCTCTGAGTTTAGATGCGTCATCTGCTGAGAAGAACTCCATTACTGATCCATTGCCAAACTCGTAACGTAATAACGTCTTGTTAAACCTGTCATCGTTGTATCTTCCTGTCCAACGCATTATCTTTATGAAGTCTTTTAATGCACCACGTCTAAGGTGAGGAATTGATTCTGCAACAACGGAAACTTCTAGGTTTGGTTCTTTAGCACACTTGTCTATCAACACAGGTAGAATACCGAATGTCTTTCCTGCTGATGTTCCTCCTTGAATTATCTTAATTCGTTTTTTCAAGGATAGAATCTTATTTATCGCAGTTGTTCTTTTAAACATACTTACTCCTCAGGGAACAATGGTTGCTCTGTTATAATCGTGCTTTCTACTTTCTCAGTTAAGCCGTTGAGACGTTGTGTAATGGACGGATTGTATTGTCCAACCATACCACCTTCAATCTGATCTTGACGGATTGCTTTTCTTATACGTGTACAGATGGGAGTAAATTCGTTGTATCTTTTATCAGTATTCTTAAAATAATCTTCGACACATCCTATTTCGTTATAGCAAAACAATTCAAATCCTTCTAGCGTTAATGGTCTTTCTAGTGGCTCTGCTCTCTCTTCGAACTCTTTACCTCCGAATACGCTTTTAATTCTTGGATTTGCTTTAACGTCTGCTTTGTATCTTTCAAACAGAGCTTGTAGTTGTTCTGGGTTGTCTAGGTTTCTTGGTCTTCCTACTTTTGCCATTTTATATTTCGTGTTTTGGTTGTTTCTTAAAGTGGTCTAAAAATTCGTTCTCGTCTATCTCTTCGATGCACATTAATCCATCAGCGTTTGTAAGGTAAACCACATAGTGATGTCCTTGCTTTGTTAGATGGTCTGTTAGAACGTTTGCTTCTGCAATCATTTCTTTTCCGTGATCAATGAGATAGTATTTCATTACTCAGCGTATTCGTTAAATACCTTTTTCATTTTATTGATAATCTCTAGCCAACAAGTTGCACAAGAAGTAGGCTCTCTGCTGATTCCAAAGATTCTATTGTAAATCTTTAAGATTGCATCCTGCTCACTTGGTTTAAGTGTTTGCTTGTTTAATACCTCTGATTCTGTTAGATACATGTATTCGTCTTCTGTTAGACATTTAGGGGTTCTGTAAGGAAACAAAGCATTGAGCTTCTCCTTTCTTTCATCGCATCCGCAATCTTCTCCTGCGATAAACTTAACTAGCTTGTCAATACCTGTAGCTTTTGTTATCTGTGCTACTGTGTCTCCTAGTCCTTCTGCTTTCTTTTTTGGTGTTCGTTTTTCCATTGTTTATTTTTTAAAGTGTTCTTTACTTAATTCTGCTAAATCATCTCTAAGCATTTTTATTTCTTTTTGTGATTTTTGTAACTGTTGAAAATAATAATTATCTAATTCATCTTCGGCTTCAACTTCATCAATTAATCTACCCAAGGTATTAACTTCTTTACCAAAGTGTTTGTATTGACTAGCTATAACTCTGAGAAACAAATTTAATTCTACTAATTCTAATCTTGACAATTTCATATTTATTTTATTAGTTCAAAATCTTTGTTTAAATAATCTTGGTAATCTTCTCCTACTGCTTCCTGTAATCTTTTCTTACATCTCTTTAACGTGTGAAAGATAGATGTGTAGTGTATTCCAGTAGCTTCTGCTATTTCTCGCATTGATAGTTTAGATTCCCTGTACAAATTAAATAACATCTTATCGTAGTGATGCCAGTTATTCATTTCGTCTTGCAACTTTTGTTCTATTAAACTAAATGCTTCGTCTTTTTGTAGGTTATGCTCCGTGTATTGTAAATCAAAACATTCATTAATTGATACACAATCATTCTTCTTTGCTCTGATATGATCGATGTACACACTTCGCAAAACTAACCACATCATACTTTTATTAATTGTGTCAGTAACAATCTTGTCTATATGATTTAAACGTATGATTTTGATATATGTTTCTTGGACGATGTCATCAGCTAAGAAGTATTCACCAAAACTATTCACGATTCGTACCCAATCTTTATGCTGCTTTGCTAGTATGGTTAATTTGTCCATTGATTAATTTCTAATCAAACTTACGATGAAAATCTAATCAGGTTGCTAAAAAGTTTTCAACAATAAAAAAGCCACTGATTAAAGTGGCTCTAAATTGTTTAAATAGATCTCTCTGGATACGTAATTGTCTAGCTTGACTACTGTACATAATGTAACGTCTTTTCCCTGTAGGAACTTGTCAATTTGGTATTGGTGGAATCTTCCTGTGTTTGACTT